AAGTGCATCATACCAACACAGACTTCAAACCACCTTTCTACAGGTAGTTTTTCATTTCCCGTTAGCTTTCGCTTTTTTTTTCATCAGTCGCTTCTACATCATCTACACTCAAAGCTAGTGTCAATATTTCACCAGTTTGTTTTATAGATTCTACTAACCCGACCTCTGATACGAGTGTTTTTATCTCGTTGTCTTTGACATCATTACCACCGCCACGAATACTCAGCGTTAGTATTGTTATTATTTCTGTAAGTGTTAATTCGCCAGTTGATAATTTATTGGCAACTTTTAATATTGATGAGCCAAGCGTTGCTTCAATCTGCATTATGGTATCAAGCGACATTCTCGCTTTGTAGGATTTATTATTTGGAAAGTTTAGTGTTTTTTCTGCTTTCAGTAGGTTTGTCATTGTTTTTGTCCTGTATTGTTATTTTTAAAGTTTCATTTCTCCCGCCAACATCTTCTATGTTTTCTACTTTGTAATCTTTAGAATCTATAATTACATTAGTAGATTTTAAAAGTTTTAAGTCAAACATCATTTCTATTTCTATCATGCCATTTGACTTATTAACTTGTGCATTTATTTTTTTACCATTGATAGTAATTTCAGTGTTTTGCCACATTATATTTCACCTGTATTAATCATAATTACTTTTATACGGTAGCGATTGTTATTGCACCTGATGATTCAAATGTCAAAGAATATTGAGCTGAATCATTATACTCACCTGAATATTCCATACTCGTGACCTGAAAAGCACCTGTGAATGTGTTGTAGTCAGGAACTAGGAATTGGTAGTTTTTGAATGTTGATGCCTGAAAGTTTGTTAAAACTGTTTGATGTGTTGCACCATCATCAAATATCCCACTACCCGTAATGCTAAATGATTTAATACCACCATCAGCTAACAATGTTCTTGCTCTTGATGAATCTTTATTTGTTATGTCTATAGTTTCAGAATTGATTGTAATTGATGAACTTCTTAACGCACCGATAGTAGTGAATGTCTCAGGCGAACCAGCATTACCAACTTTTATCAAAACTGCACTACCTTTTTGTACTGCCATTTTTTACTCCTATTTAATTATCATATACAGTAAAGTCTACATTTACTATACCATGTCTTGTAATACCATCAACCTCTGTCATTGTCGTAGCATTGTTTACATAACTCATAACTGATGATGCTCCACTTACACTTATTGTAACATTATTCAATAAGTTGTAAATTCTTTCCATAACTTCCTTAATTTGTTTCTGACCACGATATTGCGACCATACTTCAATGTTTATGTTGTATATATTGCCATCTAAGGTTTTAGTTCCCACATTAGTTACTGATTCAGAACCTATTATCACATACGGATATGCTGTATCTTGTGGTGCTGTACTATCAAATATCTTATTATTTCCTAAAGCTGTATCTAAGCTACTGTCACCTGATAACAGACTAAAAATAGCACTTTGTAAATCGAATGAATGAAATCCCATTATTTTATACCTAAGTTCTTAGCGAACATCTTGCCAAATATTTTAGTGTTTCTATATGCTTTGCTTTGTTTACCCATAAATGGTCGCCTTAAATTTTTCTCTAATCTTTCTGCATAATCTATATTGGTGCTAACTTTACCTATGCCTTGACCCGTTCTTTTATATTGTATGCTAGTTCTTAAAACACCTGTATCTACTCTTGGCGGATTACCGATTGATGATGCTATATGTTTTACGCCATTATCTTTTATGGTAGTTCTGCCTGTCGCTGGTGAGATTGTCATTTCTAATGCTATTTGATTCCTAAAATAACTACCAGTAGCATCAACCCAACGATTCTGTCTAGCATTGTACATCTTACTTACCGCATTAACTCTTTTACGGATATCAGATTTTATTTCTACTTTAATTCCCAAATGCTACACCCTCAGTCGCCGTTATCTCTTGATATCTTTCTTTTCCCTCATCTAATATTTTTATATTGACTATGTCAAATGCCTTAGAACGATAGAAAAGTCTGTATTTTGTAGTGAGTGATGAATAATATCTTATAGTGAATTTGAAACTTCCTGTTGCTCTTAATTGGTCGCCAAATAATCCCTCTGAACCTGATACATTCTCGACTTTGCTCCAAACAGTCGTAGCAGTAGACCATGATGTTGAAGTACCACCACCAGCATCAATGCTTCCGCCTAGTGTTTGTAAAGCGACTCTATTTCTGAACTCGCCTAGATACATAATTAACCGATAACTCCATACCTGTATGTTTTATTTGTTTTGTAAGGATTCGTTGATAATTGGGTTATCACGAAAGGTTGTAATAATGCTGTAGCAGAGTAAGGTGCTTTTACAGAATTTTCATTATCACCTCTATTCTCAAAAATATAACTGCCGTAAATTAGACATGCTTGTTTTATTTGCATAGGCACATCAGTGTTATCTCCATAACCAGCAACATATTGTATTTCAAAACCATTAACTGGTCTTAAACCTGTCGGATATGTTGAACCTGTTTTTAATGTAAATCTACTCGGCACACTTGCATTATCTAATCTGTAATTAGTTGTCGCCCATGTTGTTGCCGTATCATCATCAGCATAATATTTAACATGACTGATTGATGCGACTGGCGAAAAAGGTAATACAATGGGTCTTTTACTATAAGCCAAATCTATACCATCATACATTCCTTCTTGTATCGGTATATTTGAATCAGATAAATCATCAATAAATAATTGATAAGTAGTAGTACATAAAGTTCTATGTGTGTATTCTTTCGCCCATGAATCTACTGTCTGTTTGATGATATTTAAAACAGTATCATCATCACTAGAATCTACTTTTAAATATGCTTTTAGTTCAGCTAAAGTGATTGCAGAATCAGTTTGAGCTGTATGTATTTTTAATCCTGCCATAATTTACTCCTTATAAAAATATCCTACTATAATTGCGCTGATAGCACCAACCCAAGCTATAAATGATATAACGCCTTTGCCTTTGTTCATGACTGTAGCTAAATCATCTACTTTTGTTTCTACTTTGTCCACTCTTAGACTTAATGAGTCAATTTTTTCTGCCAGTTGTTCTAAGGTAACTTTCACCTTTACTCCGATTTTATCTTACATATACTAGGTAATCCTAGCATGGCTCTGCCATCAAATAAATTTTTTTCTGCATACTCACCATCAATTTTATTATAGTGTAGAAACACTTGTCCACATAAATTGCCATCAAACTGCTCTCTCCAATGTTCTAAATCACAACCCGAATAAATCAACATATCCCCTACATTTAAATCTACTTTCTCGCCACTCATGTATATATCCCATTTATCACCACCTAAATGAAGCGTTCCTGATATTTCACAGCTCGGTCTATCTTTATGTTTTTTTAATTCAGAACCTCTTTCATATACTCTGGTATAAGCATATGTCGGTAGTAAATCTAAATTAATATTTTCTTTTATTATTGGTAAAGTTTTCATAAGCAATGTTTCCATAACATCATTACCATATTCTGAGTATACATTCGGTACTTGTTTATCTTTCCATGTGCCATAAATTCCTGCTGTAGTTATAATATTATTTTTATACAAGTAATAAACACAATCTCTCCTCATCAATAGATAGTTAAAAATAAAATTCGCTAAATCATAAGATATTGCATTTCTGATAACTTGATATTTATTATCTTTAAACATACATGCCTTTCTGTAAAAAATTAAATGATATAGATATTCTTAGTTCATCAGATTCATTAGCATCTACAGAATGTGCAACCCATGATGGAAACATAATCAATCTACCTGCTATAGGTTCGTAACTTGTTTCTCTATGCAGTCTTTCAGGTGGAACTCCCTCTTTCATTTTAGGTCTGACCATAGAAGCAGATGTTCTTGGGTCATCTATTCTTAACAAACCACAATCCTTAGGTGCTTTTACATAATAAACACCTGACCATAAAGAGTTAGGATGTATGTGTGCCCTGTTCATACCACCTTTAGGATTAACATTTGCCCACATGCTTCCTAAGAATGGTTCACTATCTAAATGTTCTTGTTCATAAATTATATGTTGTGCTTCATACAACCCATTTACTATTCTTATATACTCAGGTTTCGTATGCATATTCGTGTCAGAGTGCCAACCCTTAATATTCGTTTTAGAAACACCACTATCTTGATTAACCCACTCTAAAATATCTCTTTCTAATTGGTCATTTAATAATAAATCATTATGGTCAAATGTATAAATAGGTGTAGGAAAAAGTAAATCTCTATTCATCTAAAGGGTGTACCCCCGAACCAAACGACTAAAGATTTTCTTACTCCTTTGGTTACAGGTGTTACTCTATGACTAAGAAAAGATGCAAAGAATATACCTTGTCCTTGTTTAATAAATACTTTTTTATTTGGCTCAACTAATTCTAGTTCACCACCCTCAAACTCGCTTTCATGGTTTAACAATAAAGACATTGATATCTTTCTTACAGGTGGTTCTTTTTCACAGCTTACGGCAGAATCCATATGCCAATTATAATAACCACCATCAGAATATTCTGTATACTGCGCTTGTTCTGTTAGTTGCATACCATCAAAACCGAAATGATTAAGATTAGTTTTGTGCATAACAGTTTCTAGTTGTCTATACATTGGCTCTAACATGCCAAATGGAATCCAAGACACATGACTTAACCTTGTCTTATCATCTTTTATATTATCACCTAATCCTATTGTGCCTGTTGTTCTCGGTTGAGAACGACCAGTTTCTATAATTTTATTGCATTGTTCAGGTGTAAACACAGGATTTGTAGTCTCTACAACATAAGATTTCCAGCGAGGTTCTGTTATAGAACGAGGTTGATTATAGAATCTAAACTTATCATTCATGTAATTTTTTTTGTTTATTCTCTAATTCGCCTGATTTTTTTATTCTTTGTAATGATTTTAATTGACCCAACACATTAAACTTATCTGCATCTGATGAGTGTTCTGTTAAATTTTGAGCTTTATCTGCATACTGTCTTCCATAAGATTCTAACTGATGTTCATTAACATCTTGTGTATCGAATGTGCCATCATTGTATTCTTCTTTTAATTTAGACCACATTTTTAATTCTCTCACTCTGTGATGTGCAGTTTTTTCCATAGATGCTTTTCTATAATTACATTCATCTAAATCTATTTCTAGATTGGCTAAATCATGTTTGTCTGTTTCTGTTTGTAATTGTTCTTTTATTTTATTTATCTTTGCTTGATTTCTTCTATGGTCAAAGGATAACGCCATGAGATTATCTAGGTAACCCGCTTGTTCTCTTACACATTGCCAATATTTAGAACCATTCGTTGGACAACGATTGTCTTGCAATACGGAAAACCTAGCTTCTGTTTCTGTACGAAACATTTGTTTTTTTATCCAAGTATCTTTTAACTCAGAGGTCATTGACTGAAAATCTTTTAAATCATTTGTTTCTAATAGACTATTAAGACTTTCGCTTTCTTTTTCTATAAGTTCTGTTAAGTTTTCTTTACTCATCTAAAGTTATATTTACTGGTCTAAATCCGATTCTTTGCTCTTTTTCTGATGAAGTTTCACCTGATTCATTATCATTATCCCATGCTGTTTGTTCAGAATCTATCTGTGCATCTACTAATGCTTGTGCTTCAGTTCTTGTTTTTACAGTACCTAATACTTTATTAATCCATAGGTTTGCATCTTTGTTGTTGATAGGTAATCTCCACACTTTTGCTGGAAATCCTGTAATAGTTATTTTACGTGTTTCAATATGTTCTATAAAACCTCTACCCCAATTTTCTGCTACACAATATCTATAATTCGCCATGTTATCCTCACGTTTTTGCGACAGTTTCTACACC